GAATCATTGTATCCGAATTAAAGAAAGTGGCGTTGGTTCACTTGTACGCTCATGGATATACCAACGAGTCTATTACCAATTTTGATATTCAATTAACTAATCCTTCTATTATCTACGATCAAGAGAGAATAGCAATGATGAAAGAGAAGATTGACCTAGCAAATCAAGCAATGGAAAACTCTTCTTTACCTAGAGACTATGTTTGGAAGAACGTATTCCATATCTCTGAGGACGAATTTGATGAGTTGGACGACCTTATTGTAGAGGATCAAAAACGCAAATTTAGATACAAACAAATCGCAGAGGAAGGAAACGACCCATCAGAAACAGGCCAAGCATTCGGTACTCCTCATCAGATCGCTAGTCTTTACGGTGGAAAGGGCGATGGTCCATTGGAAGTGCCAAAAGGATACGACGAAACAAATCCTAACGAGCCAATAAAGATGCCAGGAAGACCTCAAAAGTACAAATCTACGTACGGAACTGACGAATCTCCATTTGGAAGATCTGGAGTTTACGATATGAATAATCAAAACGCAGAGACAAAAGAAGACAAAGTAGGGGTTAGTTTTAAAGGCGGAGCATTAAACATGGAAAGCACGAAAGCTATCTATTTTCAAAACAAAAGCTCTATAGAAAAGATGTTTGCAAGCCAAAACGCAAGAAAAACTCACCTTTTTGAGCAATCTGACCTATTGAGCGAAGACAATATCATTGATAACCTAGATTAGAATATTTAGATATTTATTAGCAAGCCTATCAAAATAGCTATGGCAATTAAACATTCGAAATACCGTAACACTGGTATTTTATTTGAACTTTTAGTAAGACAAACGACAGCAGACTTGTTGAATAACCAAGACTCTAAAGCCGTTAAGATTCTTAAAAAACACTTTACCAATACGGAATTGGGAAAAGAGTATAGTCTTTACAGCGCGTTTGTGACTAGTCCAAAACTTTCAGAAGCGAAGGCAGAGATTCTAATTTCAACCATTTTAGAACAATATAAGAAATTAAGCCACGACACACTCAGCCAAGCAAAGTACAATCTAATCAAAGAGATAAAGAAAAACTATAACCTAGAAGACTTTTTTAAAGCAAAGATAGAGAATTACAAGCCTTACGCTTCTGTATATACAATATTTGAATCACAAAATAGTCCAAGTGCAGACACAAAGCAGATCGTTTTAAATAAGATCAATCTGTTGGAGCACATCACTCAAGACTCTATTAAGGACGTTCAAGCTCCTCAATCAATGGTTCAAGAGTTAATGAATGAAGACAAAGAGATTAGACTTTTGACATACAAATTATTGGTAGAAAAATTCAATAAAAAATATCAAGGTCTTTCTGAAAGACAAAAGGCTATTTTAAAAGAATACGTTTCAAGCATATCAGACTCTTCAAATTTAAGAAAATTCTTAAATGCTAAGTTAAAAGAAATCAAACAAGAACTTATAGAGCAAACTGAAAAAGTACAAGACAAAGTAACCAAAATCAAAGCAGAAGAGGTTATTAAATTCATAAAGCCTTTAAAAGAAGGTATCGCTATTAAAGACGAAACAATCACCGGCCTTTTACAATATTGTGAATTAATTGATGAGTTAAAAAGAGTGTCTAAGTAATGAAGAAACCTTTCGACAATCAACGTGCTACTCAAAGATTACGATCAGAAGATAGCGTGACTGGCGGTACAGCTAATTTCACCGCTGGAACTGGAGAACAATACGCTACTACTAAAGCTTTTAAAAAGAAAAACGAAGTAAAGGACAAAGAGCCTAAACTTGCGGCAGGCAAAGCAGAAGTATACGCACAAAAAAAATGGGGTTGGAAACCTGCACCGTCTATTCCTAATCGTCCATCTAAAGGCGGATTCCAATACAAGCAGATGTTTGAAGATATTGAAGAAGGAGTTCTACAACCAGTAGATCTTGACAAAGATTCTCTTTCTCCAATGGAATACCAACAAGCTAGAAACTATCAAGACTTTAAAGAAGCAGATTGGACTTTTGACGATGTTTCTAAAAGATATATCAAAAAACAAGCAGAAGCGAATAAGGAAATGCAAACAGAAGACGAAGCAGAAAAGCCTTATTACGTTAAAGTTTCCGTAAGAGATGCAAAAAGAGCGTTAGACGTTCTTAGAGACAATCCAAGTTACAGAGGCGTAGAATTAAACGGATCAGACACATACTATACAGACGATGAAGATTTAGCGTACGATATGATGATGGATTTTGGAACTCAAGATATCGAAGTCATAGACGACAATTTTAGCGATAGTCATTTATATGGCAGCGAAGATTTAAACGAGGCCTTGACTTACAATAAATTTAAAAGAGAAGCCGCAACAAGACCCAACAAAGATGCTTTACACGAGGCATTAAAATCTATAAATAAAAAGTTACACGAAATAAACAGGTTAATGGAGTACTCTACCAACATGAGAATGGAATTGGAGGAGGAATACTCGCCAAGAACCGGTAAGGTTGTGAATAAGCTAGAAAGACAACTAGCAGAAATTTACAAAAAGGTTAAAAGTTTAAAGTAACATGGCAAAATTAAAGACGTCTAACAGTGAAAAGCTGACGTTTGGTAAAAGAAAATCAGGGCAACCTGGAGGTAAAAAGAGTTTTAACAAACACAGTCCAAGACCAAAACCGTATCGCGGACAAGGAAGATCATAATATTTATAAGCATGACAACAGCAATACTATTCAAGAAGCACAGAGCAGGTGAAATTAGCAAGGAGAAATTCTTGTACGAAGTTAGAAGGGACCAAATGTTACCTTTTATCACCAATATGACATCTTACGAAGATTCTATTAAGATCCTTAAAAACAAAGGCATCGTTAAAGAAGCTTCAGCGATTGACAATATTCATCCTTATTTCTTAAAGAAGGGCATCGAAGCAGAATTGTTAAAGGGCGGAGAGCTTACTAATGTGGCCTACGCAAAAGCTGTTGAAAAAGCTACTAAGAAATTAGCAAAAGATCCTACAGCGTACGATGCTTTACAAGTTTCTAACTCTGAAAAGATAGAAAAAGCAGATTCTAAATTAGGAATGGTAGACGTTAAAGAAGGCAATCTCGTAGACAAACATAACGGCATGAAGAAGATTAAAGGTTTTCCTAATGCTAAATCAAACACAAAATCTTCAAAGAAAGAAAATAAGAAAGGCAATCCAAAGGGAGTTAAGATGATGAAAGAGTCTCAACAAATGGATATCTTAAAAGACCTTCTTAAAAAAAAAGTTGAATTAACTGAGGACATGCATCCTGTTTATGGAATGGGCCAAGAGGTACCACTGCCAGAAAAAGACGCTAAAGAATTCAAAAGTCAAACAGGTATCATAAAGAATATCGTAGGCGGTACTTTAGAATTAGAAATACAAAGAGAAGGAGAAGAACCTTTAATTATCAATAGACAAACTAACATAATCGATAAAGCAAAAGAATTGTCGGCTATGAAATCTCAAGCAGACGATAAAGATGCAAGAGATAAAATGTGGTCTGATTGGGACAAAAGAGGAGAAAAAACATTCGCAGGAATTAAAGACTTTCCTTCTAAAATAGACGCAGATCGCCAAAAGAAAACTTTGGGAATCGTTGAAAGATTAAGAAAGGCTTTGGGACTTGATAAAAAGAAAACAGACGAAGCTACCAAATTTAAAGCCGGTGGAGAAGTAATATTTACTCCAGACAATATGGTTGCAGACAAAGAAGCAGAATTAAGAAAAGCTGGAGTTAAATTTACAAAAACAAAAGTGGCGTAATGGCAAAACAATTACTTATAGAGACAGCTTACTTTACTCCTACTGTTTCATTGAACGAGAGTAAAAGACACACAAACGGTAACTTAATTGTTAGCGGACAAGTGCAAGCATGCGATAAGCCAAATGCCAACAAAAGAATATATCCTTACGAAGTGCTTTATACACAAGTAGAAAAGTACATCAATGGACCAATTAGAGAAAATAGAGCTTTGGGAGAATTGGATCACCCTGAGTCCACTATTATTAATTTAAAGAACGTTAGCCACAACATATTAAAATTATGGTGGCAAGACAAAGATCTTTACGGTCAAATCGAAATCTTACCTACACCATCAGGAAATATTCTTACTCAACTTTTTGCTAATAACATCACAGTTGGTATCTCATCAAGAGCTTTGGGATCAGTTATTCCAATCGGCGAAGGTTTGGTTCAAGTTGAAGACGACTTGGATCTTATTTGTTGGGATTTTGTTTCTACTCCATCAACTTACGGAGCTTACATGAAGCCAATTGGCTCACCAAGCGTACCCGGTCTTCGAGAGTCAGTCGATTTAGAACTGACTATGGCAAATAAGTACGAAAGAGCAAGTCGTCTTATTTCAGATCTTATATGTTCTCAGAGCGGAATTTGCTGTTTAACTAAATAAAAACACGCTTTTTCGTCAAAAGTACCGTATTTATTGGTACATGCACCGCTTTTCTAGTGCGGTAGCTATCGAATTATATCTACATATTGCTTCCCTACATCTAATAAGCAATCAGAACACACATTATTCAATCACAAATGGAAAATTTGTACAAAGAGGCAATTGCAGACGCAAAAGCACTAAGAGCTAGCGCCATGGCTAATGCTAAAGCTGCTTTAGAAGAAGCATTTGAACCTCAATTGAGAGAAATGTTCCGCAAGACAGTTGAAGAAGCTGAAGAGATCGAAGAAAACGAAGATCTTGAAGAAGCAGAAGAAATGGACGAAGCGAAACACAAAGTCGAGGAAAAAAAGCACAAAAAAGATGCTGAAGAACTTGACGAAGTTGAGGAAATGGACGAAGCTGAAGAAATGGACGAAGCCGAAGAAATTGATGAGGCTGAAGAAATGGACGAAGCTGAGGAAATGGACGAGACTGAAGAGATGGACGAAACATCTCTTGAAGAAATCTTAGGTGAACTTGAAGCATTAGCTAACGAAGGTCAAGACCACGAAGGCGAAATGGAAGAAGGCACAGAAGAAGAAATGGAAGAAGGCGAAGAAGACATGAACTACGAAGCTAAGTCTGAAGAAGACAGCGAAGAAGTTGAAATGGATGGAGAAGAAGAAATGGATGGCGAAGAAGTTGAAGGTGAAGAAGAAGAAAAAGTAATCACTATCACTTTGGGTCAATTAAAAGACATCTTAGCTCCTTATCAAGCCGACGAAGAAGGTGCAGAAGGCGAAGAAGCAACTGACGACATCAATTTAGATGAAATCTTTGCTGAATTAGAAGAAGCATCAAAAGAAAAAGTAGAAGAGAAGAAAGAAGAAATGGACGAGACAGAAGAAATGGATGAACAACATCAGTTAGAAATCCCTGGAACTGAAAAGCAATTAAAAGAAGCTAACGAAACAATCTCTTACTTGCAAACGCAATTAAAAGAAGTTAACTTATTAAATGCTAAGTACTTATTCATGAACAAATTGTTTAAAGCTAAATCATTAACTGAGTCTCAAAAGATCAAAGCTATCAACGCTTTCGATAGAGCCGCTACAGTTAAAGAAGTTAAGAACACATTTGCTACTTTAAGCGAATCTTTTGCTACAACAAAGAAAAAATCAATCAACGAAGGTTTCGCATCACAAGCAGCTGGTATTGCACCTAAGCAGAATCAAACGATCGAATCAGATCCTTTTATCTCTAGAATGCAAAAATTGGCTGGTATCAAATAATTTAAAATTTTAATTCCATAAAAATGGCAAACTTAGTACAATCATTATTAAATGAGTCTGCTCAGAACGCTCAACAAGCTCAGTTTACTGTAGCTCAGAAGCTTTCTAAAAAGTGGGCAAAATCTGGACTATTAGAAGGATTGGAAGGAAACGACCAAGCTAATATGTCTATGATCTTAGAAAACCAAGCTAAGCAATTAGTAGTTGAGTCTTCTAACACAGGTGGCGGTGTAACAAACGGCGCTACTTTCACTCCAGGTACTGGTGAACAATGGGCTGGTGTAGCTTTACCTTTAGTTCGTAAGATCTTCGGTCAAATCGCTGCAAAAGAGTTCGTTTCTGTTCAACCAATGAACTTACCTGCTGGTTTAGTATTCTATTTAGATTTCCAATACGGAAATACTAAAGATCCTTTCACTGCTGGTCAATCTTTATACGGTACAAACACAGCTAACTTCGGTAACGCTGCTGCAGGTGCTTTATATGGTGCTGGTCGTTTCGGATATTCTACTAACCAATTCTCTGCTTCTGCTGCTCAACAAGCTGTTGCAGTAAGTGCGTCTTCTGTAGAAATCGATTTCAATAGCGATTACACAGCTTCATTAGCTGCTGGAGAAATTAAGAAAGTAACTTTCGCAACTTCTTCTTTAGCTAATTTCGATATCGACGCTATTCGTTCTTTCATCGCTTATTCTGGTTCAGTTGTAACTCCTTCTCAAACATTGCAACAATTTACTGCTATTCAAGGTGGTAACATTGCTTTCTTTGTATCTGGATCTACTACAGTAGTATCTGGTTCTGCTGCAGGTAACACTTGGACAATCGAATATAGCAAAGCAACTGACTTCAACGTACGTGGTGACTTCGAAGACAGAACTGCTACTCAAGGTTTCTCTGTTCCTAACGCTGCTAGCGCAACTTCAATCGTTATCCCTGAGATCAACGTACAAATGAAGTCTCAAACTATTAGTGCTAAAACTAAAAAGTTAAAGGCGCAATGGACTCCAGAATTCGCTCAAGATTTGAATGCTTACCATTCTTTGGATGCTGAAGCTGAATTGACAGGTTTATTGTCTGAGTACATCTCTTTAGAGATTGACTTGGAAGTATTAGACATGTTAATCACTAACGCTCCAACAGTAGAGTATTGGTCAGCTAAAGTGGGTGATCAAATCAACGCTGCTAAAACTGCGTTTACATCAAACACAAGTGGTTTATACTACAACCAAATGACTTGGTTCCAAACTATTGGTATCAAGTTACAAAAAGTATCTAACATCATCCACCAACGTACTTTACGTGGCGGTGCTAATTTCATGGTAGTTTCTCCAGCAGTAGCTACAATCTTGGAATCAATCCCAGGATTTGCAGCTGATACTGACGGTGCAGCAGATACAATGAAGTATGCATTCGGCGTACAAAAAGTAGGTGCTTTGAATAGCAGATACAAAGTGTACAAGAATCCTTACATGACTGAAAACGTTATCTTGTTAGGTTTCCGTGGTACTCAGTTCTTAGAAGCTGGTGCTGTATATTCTCCATATGTTCCATTGATCATGACTCCATTAGTGTACGATCCAAATACCTTCACTCCAAGAAAAGGTATCATGACTCGTTACGCGATGACTATGATCCGTCCAGAATTCTATGGTTTAGTAGTAGTATCAGACTTACAAGTAGTTTAATCTATTTTAAGATCTATATAAGAAAGGCCCAACGTAAGTTGGGTCTTTTTTTGCGCATATTTATTTGAAAGTATTTAATGGCAAATCCAAGCATATACGACGGAACACCTATTCCTATCTCCGGTTCTACCCCTTTTGGTTATTATGATTTAGATCCACAATTTCAGTCTGATGGACCAAAGGTGGCAAATTATTGCGCTAGAAAACTAGGATATCCAGTTATGGATGTGGAATTGCAAGACATAAATTTTTACACTTGTTTTGAAGAAGCTGTGTCTGTATACTCTGAAGAGCTTTATCAATCTAAAATTAAGGACAACTACTTAGGTTTGGAAGGTGCTCCAACTGCCTCTCAATTAAATAACACTGTGATTGTACCTTCTTTGAATTCTATAGTTACAATTGCTGACAACTATGGAGCTCAAGTTGGAGTTGGTGGTACAATAGAATATTATTCAGGCTCTATACCTTTGACAGCAAGCATTCAAGTTTATGATATGCAAAAATGGGCTATAGATAATGGACACATTAGCAGTGGAGATAGAATTGTTATTCAAGAAGTTTCTTATCAGGGAAATCCAGCAATTAATCAATACTACGATCCGTACATTGGAGGTTCTATTAACTATCAAGGAGCAACAGAAAATTTCGGATGGGCAAGTTACTCTCCGGGTTTAAACTTTACATTGTTTCCAGTTTATTGGGATATTCAAAGAATTCAAGAGATAGAGATGTCAAACACTGTTAGAAGATCTTGGTTTTCTTTTGAAATCACAAATAATAAACTTACAATTTTACCAAAACCGGAAACAAACGATATGATTCTTTGGATCAAGTACTCAAAGAAATCTGATTTTGCTGATCCTACAAAGAATAGTCCTTACGGAGCAAACCAAACTTTGGTAACTAATCCGTCTAACGTTCCTTACAGTAATATTACATATCGTCAAATAAATCAACCTGGTAAACAGTGGATATTTGAATACACATTGGCTTTAGCTTCTGAACTTTTAGGTTTAATTAGAGGTAAATACACACAAGTTCCTGCACCAGGTTCTGAGGTAACATTGAATGGTGCTGACTTAATTTCTAAAGGTCAAGCACAACAAGCCTCTTTACGTGAAAGACTTCGTCAAGATTTTGAAGACATGAG